AACTCTAACGCCTCTTTGTTTAAATCCTGCAGGTAAGTTAGCAAGTGTACCTGCGTCTAGCAACTGACGGAGAGCCGTAGTTGCTGTACGGCTCAATCCGCCAATCATGTGAATGAGTCCGAAGCCATAAAATCCAAGTCCTGGCAGAAATTTGAAGTGGACAAAATATTGGATCTTATTCTTCTTCAGATCATCGGGCGCATAGTTCCTTCTGATAGAAAGAACTGTTCGGCTACCTTCGTCAACAGTGACGATGTAAGGTAATTTTATTCCTGTTGGTTCTCCATCGGATCCAACATCTTCGAAACCTTCTAAGTCTAAATTAACATGACACTCTAACAAAGTGTACATGCTTTCTTGTTTTCCAGTTTTTTTAGTTCCGTCTAGCTCACGCTCTTTTTTTTCTAAATCATTTTTTTCTACATTATCTGGTGGTCCTAATTCTACGTCTCTGTAAAAACCAGACACTTGTTGTTTTCGTAATTCATTTTCTGATACTTTAACGACATGTATTATAGCCTCTGCATCATCTAAACTAGTTGCTGTGTATGGTACAACTAATTCATCTGCAGGAACAAATTTTGATACAACTCTACCCATAGGCACGTCGTAGTAAACTTTTTTAAATGTAGAACCAGCTAATGGTAAATGAAATAACATAGAATCAAACTCTGCTTCATACTCTTTCATTTCATCCATAATTAAATAATTCATGTAGTCTTTAACACGTTGCGCTTGTAATTCTGTTTGTGGATTTTTAATACCTACTATTTGTGTTCTAACTGGTCCATCACTTGGTAATAATTCTTTGTAAGCTTGTGCCTGAAACTGTGTTACAGCTTCTGCTAAGACTGGGTGTGTTGCACCACTAGCTCCTTGAAACGGTTCTGTCCTGTTTTCGTATTTAAATCCTAGAAGATCTAAACCTTGTGTGTAAGATCTCTCCCAATCTTTTCTAGAAGATTTGTAATCCATAAAATTTTGAACCATTTCATTTCCGATTGGCTCTAAATTATCTTCTGGTAAAATATCTGCTAAGTTATCGAAGTGATCTTCTGTTCCAGGTACATTTATAGCTCCTGGTTCAAAGTCTAAAGTTACTCCACCATCTTCTTCTGGTATAACCTCTACGGGTCCTTTTTCTACAACATCCTCTTTAACATCAACCTGTAGCTCATCCTCACTTGGAATATTTACTTCAGTACGTGTGTTACTAGGGAGTCCTTTGTCTATTTCTGCCATATATTACTCCATTGTTCTTGTAGCATAGTTTCTAAGAGAAGCCAAGCCTTCTGAGTTTGGTCCTCTTTCTGGCGGAGGGCCTGAAGAAACACCAGCTTCTTTTGCAATACCACCACCTGCGAATTTTTTTAAAAGTTTAAGTGGTCCAGGTAATGGTGCTATATCTATTATATCTCTTATAGGTAGAGCGGATAATCTTTTTAAACCTGGAACATCGTCTATTAATTTTTGAATAGTGCTTTGTTTTTTTCCAAACTCTTTTCTTTCAGGTGGGGTCATTTCTGTTTTAAAAACTTTTTCATCTCCAGATAAACCTGCGAACGTCTTAGCTTTATCCACACCTTTTAATAAAAAATTACCATCTTCACTTACTTTAAAATATCCAAGAGTTCCTTTTAATTCATTGGGCAACATTTTATTTGCTTCTTTAGATAATTTTGCTGCTTTGGCATTTTCTATTTCTAATAGTTTTTTATAATTTTTTGGTTTCTCATTAATTAATTTTTCTTGTCGTTCAGCAATTTTTCTAATTTCTAAATCGTATCCTTCTGCAGCTCTGTTAACTGATGACTGTAAGGGTCCAGTGTTTGCAGTAGAAACTAAAAAACTTTTTAATTTAGGAGCAAAGTGTGCAAAGTTATTTATCTTATCCATGCTAATAGCAGAGCCTTGAGCTCCTTTTATAAACTCTGACTGTTTTATATTTTGTGTTGCTCTTTTATCTACTTTTACTTTTTTACCAAAATTTTTAAACTTTAATCCTTTTCTTTCTGTTTCTTTTCTAGTTAATATTTTTTCGTTTCTAAAATCTTTTCTTGTGTAGTCTTTGTATTTTGGATCATCTATTATTTTTTGTATCTCTGTATCAGTTCTTAATGTATGTTGATTTTTACCAGTTGGGTTTCTATTAAAATCTTTTGGCGTTCCATCTTTAAATCCTGGACGCGTAAGGTACGCCATCATCTGCCTGTATTCAGATACTTTCATTATTCACCTAACATGTAAGCAAGACCACCAGCTGCTTTTTTAATTGGTGGTGCAGATTTCGAAGCCTCTTCTATAAACTCTGATGCGTCGTCAATTCCTTCTTCAATATCTTTTAACTTACCATCCATATCTGGTTTAGCAGTTAATTCCTCGTATTCATCTGCTACAAAACCATCCTCTGTTTGTCCACCTTTTTTAAATCTCATAGATTCTTCTTTATAACCATTTGGACCCATATCAGTTTTTTTAGTTATAATCGTTTCACTAGGGTCACCATAAGCCCCTTCTTTCAACTCGTAATCTTTATATTTGTAAGTTCTTTCAACTCTTGGATCAGCAACTGAATCATCAATAACTTTACCAAATCTTCTAATCTTATCTACTAATCTAAAAAAATAAGACGGGGCTTTAGTTACAGCTTCTTTTACTGCTGGCACAGCTGTACTTGCAACTTTTGCACCTTTAAAAAATCTACCAAGAATTGGTAGTGATGCAAGGCCACCCATAATTTTTAAAAACTTTCTTCTGTCCATGCCATCTTTTAATCCAACACGACCACCTTCGTTAAATCCAATAAGTGGTCCTAACGCTTCTCCAATACTAAGAAGTTCAGTTGCATTGAAAGTAGATAGGATAGGATGTTTTCTATTTGCAAATATACTTTGAAAGATTCCACCATCAGGACTTAATCCTTCCATCATACTAGCTAATAGTCCTTTTTTAAAACCAACACGTCCACCACTTGCTAAACCTTTTATTCCAGTGTCTGGTAATGCTCTATCTGGCATTGGAACAGGTTTTATGTTTCTCTCATTCTCAGGTAATGATTCTTTAAATTTTTCTAAAAGCTTTCTAAGTTTATCTTGTCTTTTTTTCTCTTGAATCTTCATACCTTCCATATACATTTTCTGTTCCTCAGTCATCTTATCAAAGTCAGGGCTTACAGAAAAACCATCCCTCTTCATTGGAAAAGATCCCATATCAAAACCAACTCTACCGCCGCCGGCTGCTGCAAATTTTCCTGTTGGCTCGGTGATAGTGCCTTTCATCATTCCTTCAAACTCTTCTCGTGTCATTGTAGGATTTATCATGTTCATCATCTGAGCATCACCATAATCAAAACCAGCTCCTTCTATCATACCTTTTCTTTTTAAATCTTGTGCAGAAACATCTGCGAACAAATTAGGTCCTGGACTAAACGGATCCTCTTCGTCTAACGTTGATAAAATACCTGGAGGAGCTTTTTTAGCACCTCCTCTAATGGCATTAATAATCCCCAAGATAGCAGCTCCTTTAGGATTCAAACCTATAACTTTTCCAGCCTTTTCAAATAATTTATTTTTTATGATATTTTTTGTAGCTGTTTTTCCTGTTTCTATAATTTTCTTTTTTGTTGTAGTATCCCTAAAATTATTTGAAGGGCCATCATCTCTACTTGGAGATGTTGAAACTGATTGTGCTGCTGCTGAAGGTGCACTATATTCTCTACCTGAAACATCTTTACCTTCACCAGAACCTATTCTTAAACCAATACGGCCACCGTCTGCTTTCTTATCTTTTTTAGAAAGATTTTTCAGTGGATCTTTAGGATTAAAAGGTTTACCTTCATCATCAAATTTCATCTTAACTACAGTGTCATCAAACACTTCGTCTTTTTTAGGATAGTTTTTAAATCCCATAAACTCTCCTATTTTACTTTCGCTAGGAGCACCTTTTTTAGGTTTATAAATATTATCTATTTGAGCTTTCATAAGTTCGGTTAACTCACCAAACTCTCTTTGTGCAAAATCTAAAACTTGTTCTCTCTTCATGCCCATGCTGGCAAGGTTACGTGCTGCGTTTAAAAAAACTAAAAATGGACTCATTAATAATAAACTCTAGTTGGTTTTTCTGCCTTTTCATCTACGTAATCTTCAGGATGGTCGATCAGACCTCCCTGTCTGAATCGCATAATCGCTTGTGTCGTAGAATCCACAAGGTCATCATGATCGCCATATGGAAACGCTGCGCACTCCTCTATGACTTCCTCAGCAAATTTT